CACTACACAAAACATTACTATTGCAACAGGATCCGGTGACGGAACATCACTAACATTCTTAGGTTTAACATCTGGTGTGTATTTAATACCAGCTTTACAAGTTAGTAAGCACACAGAGATTCCAGACACATTTAAAACTACATCAGGTAATTATAATGGCCGTCCTACAGGCAGTGTATGGCTTAAAACAACTACACCTAATTTAGGCGCACGTTGGAGAGTTAAAACTTGGAATAGTAATACAAAATTATGGGATTCAGTTGAATCTCCAATTTATGAAAATAGTCAAACTGCAATATTGAACTTAGATAAAACAGGTGGCGGAAGTAACTTAGTAATTGGTAATTTGTTTACACAAAGTAATGTTGCAGGTGATGCAAGTCCAAAAGGAACTTTTAAAATATATAAAAGAGCAGCAGTAGGTAGTACAGTTATTACTTCTAGTGCAGTGACCCTTGCAAGTTTTGTTAATGCTTCAAGTTATGAATTTAACATTGAATCAACATCACCAGGTTCGGCTAGTTTTAGTACAATGGCATTAATTACAGTAACTGCCTCAGCTACAGCTAGGGCAACAGCAATTGATTTAGCAGCAGCAATTACAAATGCAGACATTCCGTATGTAAGTGCAGATGTTGATGCAGACTCTCGTATTATTCTTACCCACAGTAATGGCGGCGAAATTAGACTTACTGATTCTGCAGGCAGTACAAGTTCAGTATTGACCGGATTAGGTATTAGTCCGTACAATATGACAACAAAATTAGGCACACGTTTTGTAAGTGATGAGCCAGGCGTTGATAACAGTCTTGGCAATCCTTTACAATATAGAGTAAGTAATTGGGAAACATTAAAATATACAGCAAGTAATAACTCCCCGACAAATACAGCAGCAGCTGGAACACTTTGGTATAACTCAATTGTTGACGAAGTTGATATTATGGTTAACAATGGCAATACATGGGTAGGATATCAAGATTCCACTAGCCCAGTATATTCAGCAATGAGTGGCACAGATGCAAATGGTCCAATTGTTAGTGCAAGTCAACCACTTGTGCAATCAGATGGTGAAAGTTTAGCATTAGGCGATATATGGATTGATACATCAGATATTGAAAATTATCCTAGCATTTATCGTTACACAGGTACATTAGTTGATACTTGGGTACTAGTTGATAATAGTGATCAAACGTCTGAAAACGGTATTGTATTTGGTGATGCACGTTATGGAGCAACTGGAGCAACTGGTAATACAGCGGCAACTATTAAAACTCTACTAACAAGTAATTATTTAGATCCGGATGCACCAGACCCATCACTTTATCCAAAAGGAACATTATTGTTTAACACTCGCAGAAGCGGATTTAATGTTAAACGTTATGAAGTAAACCACATTGATACATCAACAGTAAATGCTCGCTTTAGCGATCAATCTATGTCAGGTTATGCAAAAGATCGTTGGGTTACTGAATCAGGAAACCAAGAAGACGGTTCAGGAACATTTGGACGTCATGCACAGCGTAAGGTTGTTGTACAGAAATTACAAGCTATTGTTAATAGCAACGATGAAATTCGTAACGAAGATTCACGTAGATTTAACTTAATTGCTTGCCCAGGTTATCCAGAACTAATTGGAGAACTAGTAACACTAAACAATGACAGAGGCTTAACAGCATTTGTTGTTGGTGATTCACCAGCAAGGCTAACACCAGATGCTACTTCACTAAATGAATGGGCAACAAATGCTCGCACAGTAGTTGAAGATAACGACGATGGATTAGTTACAAGTGATGAATACTTAGGTGTATTTTATCCCTGGGGCTTTACAAGTGATAATGCAGGCAACAATGTTGTTGTTCCTCCAAGTCACATGATGTTACGTACAATTGCATTAAGTGATCAAGTTAGCTATCCATGGTTTGCACCAGCAGGTACAAGACGTGGCGGAGTAAGTAATGCAAGTTCAACAGGTTATATTAATAACGAAGGTGAATTTGTAAGTACATCACTTAACGAAGGTCAACGTGATACATTGTATTCAAATAATGTTAATCCAATTACATTTATTACAGGTTCAGGACTTGTTAACTTTGGACAAAAGACTCGTGCTAGAGGCGCAAGTTCATTAGACAGAATTAACGTTGCAAGACTTGTAGTATATTTACGCAGTCAACTTAGTTCACTTTCTAAACCTTATATCTTTGAACCTAATGATAAAATTACTAGAGATGAGATAAAACAACAAGTTGAAAGTTTACTATTAGAGCTTGTAGGACAAAGAGCACTTTATGACTTCTTAGTTGTATGTGACGAGTCAAACAATACTCCAAGCAGAATCGACCGTAATGAACTTTACATAGATATTGCAATTGAACCTGTTAAATCAATCGAGTTTATTTATATTCCGTTGCGTTTGAAAAACACTGGCGAGATAGCTGGAGTAACAGGATGATAAATACAATTACATTAGGAGCAAAATAAATGGCAATTTCATCATTAAGTAAAATTACAGTGCCACTAGCTAGCGGAGATTCCGCTAGTAACCAAGGCCTGTTAATGCCAAAACTTCAGTATCGCTTTAGAGTGTCACTGGAAAATTTTGGTGTTAGTACACCGACTACAGAATTAACAAAACAAGTTGTAGATGTAACCCGTCCAACAGTTGCTTTTGAACCGATGGAAATCCATGCGTACAACTCAAAAGCATACTTAGCAGGCAAACATACTTGGTCACCGATTACGCTTAACTTGCGTGAAGATGTGAACAATGCTGTTCAAAAGCTAGTAGGCGAGCAGTTGCAGAAACAATTTGATTTTATGGAACAGTCAAGTGCAGTTTCAGGACAAGATTATAAGTTTGTTACACGTATTGAAGTCTTAGACGGTGGTAACGGAGTATATAGTCCAAACGTACTTGAAACTTTTGAATTATATGGTTGCTTTATTACTAACGCAAACTATAACTCATTAGCTTATTCCAATAATGAACCTGTAACAGTAACACTTGAAATCCAATACGACAACGCAGTGCAAACTGACGCTGAAGGCGGAATTGGTGTCAATGTACCGCGTACAAACGGGTCGTTAATTACAGGCGGCGGCGCATAATAATAAAAACTCGTTAAGAGTGTAAAAGGAGCCTTTATTGGCTCCTTTTTCTATTATCTGCGTACATAATAGATAAAGATAAATATTAGTATGAATAACTCATACTCTGATAACTTAGCATCGTCACAAGGCCCTAAAGGAAACTTAGGGGACTACACACATGCATCTAAATTATTTGTTAATAATAATTTAAAATTTGCCCCTAAATCAAAATTCCTTTATCATTGCTATTTTGGCTTAGACCCAAGTGTTGGTAATGTTATTAGTGCTTTAACACAAAAGTACGGAGTTGAAATTGGATTATTAGTAAAAAGTGCAGACCTGCCTAAATATCAAGCAACTGTAGAAACTAAAAATCAATATAATAGAAAAAAGAATATGCAAACTGGTATAGTTTACCAGCCAATTACTATTACATTCCATGATGATAATCACGGTGTTACTAGTGCATTGTTAGAAGCATATTATAGATTTTATTATGCAGACGCTTGGCACGGGGATAATCCAGGTGCATATAGCAAAACTAATAACGGCGACAATACGTATAAAAATAGAGCAAGGCATCAATATAGATACGGATTAGATAATAATAATACTGTTCCATTTTTTAGAAGTCTGCAACTAACACAGTTAGCAAGATCTCAATATACAACTTATTCGTTAGTGAATCCGATTATTACTAATTGGGAACATGACTCTGTAGAAAGTGAAGGTAATTCATTCATGCAGAATACTATTACTATACAATACGAAGCAGTGCATTATACTAGAGGCAACGTTCAAGTAGGAGCAGATGGAGAACCTACTGGATTTGGATTAGTGCATTATGATACACAACCAAGTCCGTTGCAACCAGCAAGTTTAACTACAGTAACAAGTAATGCGTCAGATCTTTTGCCGCAGGCTCAGACAATCCAAACAATAATTGAAAATAATAGTACATCAACATTTCAGTCAGTATCAAAAAACGCTAATTACACAATAAGTAATTTTAATAATACAAATAACGTTGGCGGCTTACAAAATATAAATATTCCTAAATCTCAAGGATTAGGAGGAACATCGCAAACTGATACTGCATCACAATCTACAATATCAAGTGTAAATAATTCGTCAACAACGCTTAATAGAAATGAGTTATTAAATAACAGCGCAAAATTAGATGCACTTGCAAAAGAAGAATTTAAGAAAGATTTCTTAACAGGTGGCGGAAGCGGAGTTGATAGTTTAACATTAACTTGGGACGCACTTCCGGAAACTCAAAAAGAAACATATAGAAGGCAAATATTAGAAGGTGCATTATGAGTAGTTTACCAATACCTAATTTATCAAAAAGAGATAAAGGAACTAGTTTATACTTTGATAGATATTATACGCAGCCGATTAATTTTGCAGATAGTGATTTAAATGCTATAACTGCATTTTTCGAGTCAAAAGGATTTGATGCAACTGCGGCTGTTGCAATTAGTGTAACTTTAATAAATCAAGCAAAAAATGATAATGTTAAAGTATTTACGTTATTAGATACACTTAACGGATACGAAACAGTACAATTAAGTACAATTGTTGCAGAGATATTAAACTATAATAGAAAACGCACTAGTGTAATAGGATTTAAAAAAGAAAATTCTTTTTCAAAGTTTGAATCAAGAAATATAATAGGTTAAATATATGGGCAGGTTTGCGCAAGGTAAATTCACAGTAAAAAATCCTGCAAAATATATTGGCAATAAAGTGCCAACTTATAGAAGTAGTTGGGAATTTACCTTCATGAAGTTTTGTGACGAGCATACAAGTGTTAGTCAGTGGGCGAGTGAAGCTGTACAGATTCCATACAGAAATCCAATAACAGGGAAACATACAATATACGTACCTGATTTTTTTATTGCTTACGGTGATAAAAATGGAAAACAACGAGTAGAGTTAATTGAAGTAAAACCGCTTAATCAAACAGTCCAAGAAAAAGTAGGAAAAAATAAACACAATCAAGTTCACTGGGTTATAAATCAAGCTAAGTGGGAAGCTGCTAGGGCTTGGTGTAAACAAAAAGGTATTTTCTTTCGTATAGTTACTGAAGGGGATCTTTTTCATAATGGCCGCAGGCGCTAATATTAGTTATAAATTTGTTCAAGTACAGGATCTAATGCTAAATAATACTAGCATATAATGGAACCATAACAATGACAAAGAAACTTGAAGAACTTTTAAATTTGCCAGATTCTAAAGAGATTATTCAGCAAGCTGAAATATTAGAAGAAGAACAAGCTAATCATGATTTAGAAAATCAACAAGAAACTTTGCGAGACATTGCAGAGTTTGATAAGATTGCAAGTGCATTACCAGCAGTTAAAGGTCTTGGTCAAAAGGCAGATGACGAACTTGAAATAATTGCAAAAAAAGCATTAGAAGCATATGATGATTTAATGGACTTAGGTATGAATGTTGAATCACGTTATGCTAGTAGAGTATTTGAAGTTGCAGGCGGTATGCTAAAAACATCATTAGATGCAAAAGTTGCTAAGATGGACAAAAAATTAAAGATGATTGATTTGCAACTTAAAAAAGAAAAATTAGATAAAGATAATGCACCTAGGGGTGACGGTGAAGTTATTAACGGAGAAGGCTATGTTGTTACTGATAGAAACAGCCTACTACAGCGACTTAAAGGCCTTGATAAAGATAAATAACATATAATGGGAAATACTATAATGCGAAAATTTAGCGAAATACTAATCGAATCAAAAAAAACTTACAATTTTATTATTAGAATTGCAGGTGACATGCCTGAAGGCTGTGCAGACACAATGAAGACTAGTTTAGAAAAGTTTGACCTTGTTAGTTTTACTGGCCCAAAAAGAACACCAATACAAGAAACACCAATGGATTTTCCACAGTTGCAAAATATGGAAGTACATACTTTTGAAGCAGAAGTAAGTTATCCAACAGTTGGACATATATTAGAACGTTATCTTGTTGATTGTTGCGGCGTTGACCACACACATTTAAATGTAAGAGTTCCGGGTGAACCTGTAGAACTAGAACAAAGAGAACAAAAAGAATCAGAAGTTTACGAGCCGTTAATAGGTAAAGAAGACCTAGGTGGTGAAAGCGCACAAGAAGCAGTTGGCGCTAATAGAATTATGGATTTACTTAAAGAGCTAGAAGTTGCTCGTCAAGAACGAAACATTGAGCCAAGTGGTGATGTTGCTCAAACTGAATCAAAAGATATTGTTGATTCTGAAAATAACAAAGCTGTCGTAGGAGGCTAATAAAATGGATATGAAAAAGATTTTAGAAAATATGGATTCGGCTAGTTCAGGAAATAACCCTGCTGCTAAAGCTGAAGTAGGAAGTATGAAAGCAATCTTAGAATCAATTAATGATGTTAAAGAATGCGGCATGACAGAGATGCCTGGCGATATGCCTGGCGCAGCACCAATGGCTGCTGAAACTCCTGTAACGATGAACGTAACATTAAACGCCCAAGGCGCAGATGCAATTGCAGATTTAATTACATTAATGGGCGGACACAAGGCAGCAGAGCCAGCAGCAGAGCCAGCAGCAATGCCAGCAGCAATGCCTAGTTCAGATCCACATGCGGATGATATGGATGATATGAGACGTATGATCTCCATATCAGCTGACGACGAGCCAGAAATGATAGTTGGCGGTGACGACGAGCCGGACTCAAATGAAGAGTTTGCTAACGCTCCAGATGAAAAGTACGCAGATCATAACACAATGACAAAAGATCTTTCCGGCGGAATTAATCGTCAAAAGAAAAGTTATAAACCAGCAGCCGGCGGCGACAATCCAATGGCCAAAATGCATGGCACTGTTACTAAAGAGTCAATTAAAGAAACACTTTGGGCAGCACTAAGCGAAAAGAAAACTACCGAGGGCTCTAGAGGTAAAAAGAGTCGTGGCAAGAAGTCAAGAGGTTAATTGGGAAGAATATTTCCAACACATTAAACCAGTTTGTCCTTGGAGCGGTGCAGCTCATAAAAAAGGCGAAATAAAAATTATACAATGGTCTGGAGAGATTGAACCGCTAGGCAACAACCAAGCCATTGTTTATATTTGTCCTAAACTTAATCGTAGAAGATTAAAAAAATTACACAAAAAAATTGATAACGGTGATTATGAATGGCTGTGGAGTGAACCTACAAACGGTCCAAACGCCTCGCCGGTACCAGTACTAATACAGCAAGACAAGCGTAAGTTATTTGACCTTAGATTCGATACTGGTTATTATGACGACATTATAGGTTAAATAGTATTATGGCAGCATCATTAGACGGCGTCTTAATTAAAAAGGCAAATAGACAAGAAACTTTTAGCGAAGAACAAATTGCAGACCTTTTGGCCTGTATGGATCTTGACACAGGATACTTGTACTTTGCTCGTAAATTTGCATACATTCAACATCCTGTAAAGGGTAAATTGTTATACGACCCATATACCTATCAGCTAGGATTAATGGAAAGTTATCACAACTATCGCTTTAATATTAATATGATGCCTAGACAAACAGGCAAGACTACTTGTGCTAGTATCTATCTAGCATGGTATGCAATGTTTGTACCAGATCAAACTATTCTAGTTGCTGCACACAAATATACAGGTGCGCAAGAAATTATGTCACGCATACGTTTTGTGTATGAAAGTTGTCCCGATCATGTTAGAGCAGGTGTTACATCATACAATAAACAATCAATTGAATTTGAAAACGGTTCGCGTATTGTTGCACAAACAACAACAGGAAACACAGGACGTGGTATGAGTATCTCGTTACTGTATTGTGACGAGTTTGCATTTGTGCAACCTAACATTGCCGAAGAGTTTTGGACTTCAATATCTCCTACACTAGCAACTGGTGGTCGTGCTATTATTACAAGCACACCTAACTCGGATGAAGATACCTTTGCAACCATTTGGAAACAAGCAGAACAGAAGTTTGACGAACACGGCAACGAACAAGAACTAGGTTCAAACGGCTTCCACAGCTTTATATCACATTGGAGTGAACATCCAGATCGTGACGAAGAATGGAAAGTAGCAGAAGTTGGACGGATTGGCGAAGAAAAGTTTCGACGTGAGTACGGTTGTGAATTTCTAGTATTCGACGAAACATTAATTAACTCAATTAAGTTAGCAGCAATGGAAGGCGAAAACCCTTTAATAAACATGGGCCAGACACGCTGGTATAAAAAACCTAGCCCAAGTTATACATACTGTGTTGCCCTTGATCCTAGTATGGGTACTGGTGGTGATAATGCAGCTATACAAGTATTTGAATTACCCAGTTATGAGCAAGTAGCAGAATGGAAACATAATACTACGGCAATTCCGGGGCAAATTAGAGTACTATCAGACATATGTAACTACATTGTAACTGAGACAAAAAATCCAAATGGGTGTTATTGGAGTGTTGAAAATAACGGCATAGGCGAAGCTTGCTTAATTGTTATTAATGACTTTGGTGAAGAAAACATTCCAGGACTGTTTGTAAGTGAATCTATACGTAAAGGACATGTTAGAAAGTTCCGTAAAGGCTTCAATACTACACATGGTACTAAAATTACAGCATGTAGTCGGTTAAAAACTATGGTTGAGAATAATAAAATGATAGTAAATAGTAAACCTCTAATATCTGAATTAAAAGGATATGTTGCTACTGGATCAAGTTTTCAAGCAAAGTCTGGTATAGGCGATGATTTAGTAAGTGCTACATTACTTGCTATTAGAATGATGGATGTGTTAAAAGACTGGGATCCTAGAGTTTATGACACCTTTACACAAGCTGAAACTTTAGATGATTATGATGTCCCCATGCCTATCTTTATTAGCGGCAACTATTGATAAATATTAATATGAAAAACCTTGAGAATATAGCAGAAGATTTATTTAATAAGATAAGAGGGCGCTTTCCTAGTGTTAGTCTTGGCGATGAAAATGGACAAGTAACTAATGTAACTACAGCAGCACGATTCTTTGATTTTGAATATAAAGAACACGAGAGAACACTAGGCAAAGTAAGTGTTTCGATCGACGAAGATACATTAAGTGTTATGTACAGTGATAATTTTGTAGCAAATGAAGATGCAATGACACAAAATAATTGGTATGATTTTTTAAAAGAACTTCGTCAATTTAGTAAGAAACGTATGCTTAATTTTGATACACGTAATATAACAAAATCTAATTTAAATAAACGAGACTATAAATTTTTAGCAACAAATCGCGCCGGGGAAGAACAAATGAGTGAGTCAACTATGTATGGAACAAATAAAACTAGCTTTCAAAAAATTGGTAATGCAAGATTATCAATCAAACACACTGAAGCTATTAACATTGAAAGTGCAGTAGCACGTAGTCAAAAAATTGGTAAGATTTATATTGAATCGTCAGAAGGCGAAAAATTTAAATATCCATTTAAACATCTAAGTGGTGCCAGGGCAATGGCAAGACATGTATCAGAAGGCGGCACTCCATACGACGACTTTGGTATACATATTGTTGGATTATCAGAAGAAATGGGCAAACTTCGCAAGTTTAAAAACTATATGGGACGCAGTGCTGTAATGGCAGAAAGCCTTGCAGGATATGTAGATGTTGTTAAAGAACGCATTGCTACAGTTAAAAAGACAATTACATCATTACAAAAGCCAAAGTTTTATGCAGAAACGGTTGCAGCATTTGAAAAACCAATGATGGAAGATGTACCTACAGACGTTGCAGAAAACTGGATCGACCAACTTACTATTAAGCAGTTTAATGAAGAACTAGCAGATGTATTTCCGTATATTTACAAACTAGTAAGTGAAGCAAGTAAAGCAACAGAATTAGGTCCAGAAGATTTAGAAGAAGGTATTATTGACTGGATTAAAAGTAAATGGAAAGGTTATCAAAAAGCTCGTGCAGAAGATAGAGCAGCATACGATCAACATTTACACGTTATGCAAACAATTTTGGCCCAAAACGGATATGACGACTCTAATATTAGGAACATAGTTAATAGTTGTTTAAACGATCCAAGAGTTTGTTTGTACAATGAAATACGTAACAAAGACCTAGAAATGGGCGATATGGATATGGTTGTACAACAAGTTGGAAAAGATCTAAACAGTGGATTTACTACAATGTCAGGTACAGTAAATGATTCTTTTGATAATGCAGCTGATGAGCTAATGGGTCAATTTGGCAAACAATACTCTGTTGTTAAAGACGAAGAAGGTATGGATCCTAACGAACAAAAGACTCCATTAGGCGAGTTCATCCTTAGTTACTTCGATCGCAACAGTGGACAGTTTCCAAAAGGCGAAACATCTATTCTTACTATGGTTGAGAAAGATTACGGAGAAGAGTTTATTGATCCAGCAAAACAGTTTATCGAACGTATTAATACCAAAGTAGCAGAAATGTCAGGATATAGAGAACC